CTGTTGAGTTTCTGATAGCTCTTTTTTGGCTTTGAATAAAGAGGAAACCCAGTTTGCAATATCCTTTCCAAACACAATACCCAGCGATATGGCGGCCACAAGTGCCGTCTGCCAGCTGAATATTGAACTGGCCAGCTGTTTCCATACCGGCACACCCTTTTTTCCTGATGCCGCCAGAAGTTCGTTCTGCTTGCGCACATCGGCGATAGCGTCCGCCAGCATCGGCAGGTTGTTGGAGATAGCGAGGATAAACATCTGCGGACCCATGGCAAGCGAAGGAAGCTCTCTTGCTACCTGGCTGAACTGCATCTTCAGGTTGTTTGTCTTACGGGTAACAGCTTCTGTGTCGATGTCGATGGAAGGTGTTTTTGCAACCTCCTCTTTTGTTTTCTGCAAGTCTTTCAGTCCTGCCTTCAATCCATTAATCTGGCCCGTCAAAGCCTGCACGTTTGCAGCTTCCTGAGTGTAGTTTTTTCCGGCCTGCTTGTTCGCTTCAAGCTGTTTAATCTGCTCGGCACGTACCAGTTTCAATGCGTCAATCAGTTTCAGAGTCTGATTTTCCACATCATCCACATTCTTGCCAACGCTCTGTAATCCGGCCTTGGTCAAGTCTTTCATGAATATTTCCAGTTCAACGGGTACTGCCATGATTCCAATTTATAATGATGAATAATCAGTCCTTTACCGCATAATTGGTAAAGAACTCCATCGGGTTCATTCCCTTTGTCTGATTGGTGTTTTCTGTTGTTTGTGTGCGACTGTTTCTTTGTTTCTCACGTTCCTCCATTTCACGGATTTGCTGATTCAAGTCCGGTTTCTTCGGAGGAACCCAGTGAGGCATGTCTGCCATCATGAGCTGAAGGGTAACTACATTTACCTTATCCAGAATGTAGTCAATGCTCCATCCTGTTTCCGTGGCAATCTGACCTACTACGCCGAAAAGGCTATGCGAAGGTTCCGTATGTCCCTTCTTTAACTCCTCTTGTCGTTTGCGCTCTCGTTCCGGCTCGCTAAGGGCTGCATCTTGTTCAGAGCTGCTGCCGATGCGATAATAATCCCGAAAGACGTGGTAGATGTACTGTTCAGCACCTGCCGCCAGGCGGCTGCAAGTTCGTCGGGTGTCATCAGTTCGCGGAGCATCCAGGCCACCGGGCGGTTCAGCACTCTTCCCAGTACAGGCCCTCTCACAATTCCGTATGCCACAATACGGCTGATGTCCTTTCCATGCAGGAAGACAAACCGGATACGCTGGTCCAGGTCGTATGCGTCATATTCTTCAGGAGTCACCCCGATTCGGAGATAACGCTTGCTGATTCGTATCAGGCTGCGTGTGGTAGGTGTCTTCATCGTAATGCGGAACGGACGTTTCCGCAACACCGTATGAAGCGGCAGGCTGATTCCCCTGTCACTGAGGGATATGCCTGCCAGCAGTTCAATATCTTGTGCCTTCATTACTCTTCTGCATCAGCGGTTGAGTCAGATGTGTCAGGAACCACACCCGGTGGATAGATTCTCCAGCGTCTTTCTTTCCCGTCGGCTGGTTTCAGCATATCTACCCTGATTCCAAACGCGAATACATTCTGCATGTTCAGACCGTTCTGCCATCCGTTACGGCTCAGTCGGGCGTTGAATACACGGAAGCTGTGTCCGGAATGCGTCTTGATGGTCAGCACGCCTGTTGCCATGAAGTTGGCAGGAGGAGTATAAGAGCCGTCAGCTTCTGCAGTTCCTCCAAAGATGTCTACCAGGTTCTGCGCTTTGAGCTGAATCAGATTCATGGTAAAGGCATCCGATCCCGGGTTCTGCAAGATAGAATCTACCGGTCCGTCGGTAACCTGAGCGGCATACACATCCATAAATGAAGGTGCGTTTCCCGCAGGCTGCATTCCGTTTTCATCCAGCCAACCGATTGTTTTATCCGTTCCTGCGGAAGCTTTGAATTTCACCTCGGCGGTTCCATAGATAATTCCGTTGCTTGTATCTGCCATAATATTTATAGAGTTTGATTTTTGTTTAAATACTTTTTAATCAGTTCCCAAATAAGAAAAAGTAACAGCACCGCAATAATTGTTCCTACAATCCACTGTTGTAAGCCGGGCCGTCTTTCTTTCACCTCATTGTTGGTAGTTTCATCCCGTATCCGGTGCTCCGTTTCAGTATGCTTCACGGTAACTTGTCTTCCTGTGCTGTCGGCTGTAGCCGTGACGTTCACGCCACCTTCTCCGTCTGACTTTATATCTATGTTCAGACCGTCATTCCGATAGCTCAGCCCGAATCCGGCAGGAAGTTTACTCAGGTTCAGCCACTGCTCCGCACTCACCGGGCAGGTCGCCGTCCTCTTCGGGACCGGCCCGTAAGTTGTTTGCTCGGTTACGCTCGTTCGGAGGCTGTCCGAGCGGACGGTTTCCGAGCTGGCCTTTCTGCTGCTGGCGCATCCAGATGATAGCAGGACAGCGGTCAGCATACCTGCAAGTATGTAGTTTGCGTAAAGCCGTTTCATGATTGATATTCCGTTCGTTTTGTTTTCGTAGTTGTTTGCTTAATTCCAATACCGTGGCACTGAGGTCGTCATATAAAGCCTTGTAAGTACCCTCGGTTTCTTTCACTGCGCGGACCTGGTATACTTTTCTGTCACGCCACCAGGCAATGGCAGTTACCAGCCAGCCGGCAGGAGCCAGCCAATCCATGAGTGGCTGTAACAGGGTCCAGTCCATGATGCTCTACTCTTTTTTAAACAGTGCTCCGATAGCCTTAATCACATCATAGAATCCGCATCCGCTGAGTCCGGCCGCCAGTCCGTAAATCAGCACCTGCCACCAGATATAGCCGGTAAGTAACGGGGTGAGCTGCAAAAGCCATGCAAGGATACATACCACCATGCCCACACCGCATGATATACCGATTTTAGCCAGCTTGCTTGCGGAAATAGCCGGAACAACCTTCAGAATCTGTGTCACCAAGGTAGAAACCAGGGCTACGATTCCCGTAAAGCTTCCCAGGTCGATAAGGAACGATGTTTCAGGTTCTGCAGCCGGAAGTACGGTCTGCGCAAATGAAGCCAGTGTAATCAGACACAGGCAGAAAAATAAGATAATCCGTTTCATTTTGTCGTGCTTTAAAGTTTTAAAATCTGTTTTCTGTTGTTTCCGTCGCGCTTGTAAGACACATGCACCCACGAAAAATTCTTTTCGTCAATCAGCTGGTCGAAAGGCAGATTCTCACGGATGTACTCAAAGAGCTTGCGGTTTTCTTCCTTGCTTCCTGCTGTAATGTCGGCAGCTTCTCCTTTCAGATGCTGGCTGCTTGCCGCACCTCCTACCAGACGGTTCAGTTGCGGACAACGGTACCCTGAATTGACGGTAACAGGTTTCCCGTACCATTCGCGGAGCGGGTCAAGCACGTTGTCGGCAAGGGCTTTCAGGTTACCCGCCTCCTGAAGAGGCGGTGTATTCTTGATTCCATGAGCGTCGGCGGTGGTACTGGCACAAAGTTCACCCATTGTAAAGTGTTTCATCCTTCATTCCTCCTTATGCCTGCTCTTTGGTTGTCGTTTCCACTGTGCCCACTACCTGCTCTTGCTGAGGAGATACCTCCGTAATCTTTACGTCTACCTCTTTGGCGTCAAACCAGGACTTTCCGCTGTAGTAGATTTTCTTGGTAGCACCAGCAGCAACTTCAATCGAGTTGACCGTAAGTTTGTTGCTTGCATGAGTATTCGTAATTTCCAGCATGGCACCCATCAGAATGTCATCTCCTGAAATAGTATATGCCTTGCTGTCTGAATCCGGGTTCAAAGAAACCTTGCTTGCCTGAGCTGTCAGCGTAATGCTGGTTCCTGAAGCCGATACAGTAGCAGCTTCACGCACATCCAGCAATACTACTTCTTCGCCGAAAGCCACGTTGGTATCTGCCATCATAAGCATCTTGAAGAAATACTTCTCACCGGCGTTGGTCACCTTGTCAATCTGGATCACGTTGAAATCGTCTACCAGGTTCACTGCACCCCAAGTGTTGGAGTCTTCGTCCGGAGTGGCTACGGTACCGATAATCACACCGTCCGGAATGGCAGAAAGCGGAACAATGTTTGTGCCTTTAAAGCGTACGGCGTTCGTATCCGTCCAGTTGGCACCCTTGGCATCGCGTTGTGTCAGTTCGTCATCGTAACGGTCTGCATCGTCTACAGACATCATATAAACGAAATTCGGGTTGTTGCGAAGCACCTGAGGAGTAGCCTTGCGCACTTTCTGCAAACGGGTAATCATTGTCTCAGCAGAAGAAGACTTCACGTGAATCACTTCACTGTCGGCCATAATCTGAGTCAGGATACCGTTGAACAGATGATCATCGTCTTCGTCATCGTCTTTATAAATACCGTTAACGAAGTGGTACCCCAGCTCGAAGTTAACCTGACGGGACATCGCATCCAGCAACTGGTTCTGCACTTCAGGAGGAAGCTGGTCGAACACCATGTTTCCTTTCGGCTGATATTTGCGCCAGATTTCCTCAAAAGCTCTCGGGTTAAATTCCGTATAAGCCATAAAGTCATGCGGAACAAGAGCTTTCTCCGAATAATTGAAATCACCCTTGGAATCCTTCGATTCAGGCATTTCCTTGCGTTTCTGCAACATGGTTCCCGTCTTCAGTCGGGGAATGGAGTATTTCTTGCGGATATTCGGAACAAGCTTGATCAGTCCTTTCTGTACAAGTTCATTTCCGGTAGCCGCCTTGGTGAGCAGTCTCTCAAGAACCTCACCGTCATAGGCTGTGTTTTGAATCTGAATTGCCATGTTTTGTTTTGATTAATTGTTATTTACTACTTCTTTCCGTAACGTCTTTCACGGATGTTTTCCTGTTCCTTTTCCCATGCACCTTTGTTTTCGGGGTCGTTCTTGTCCAGTCCGTCGGAAATCATCTTTTTCCGGGGCAAACCTTCCAGAATCTTCGATGCATTTTCAAAGTCTTTCTCCAGCAAGGCACGATATGTGTCCTTGTCTGCCGGACGGATACGTTCCTCTTTTACCGCGTTTTCCAGCATCGTGTCGATTTCTTTCCTGCGTGCTTCTGCTGCCGCATCCTCAAAACCTTTCAGCTTCTGTCGCAGTGTGTCGTTTTCCGCCTTCAGGGTGTCATACTTCCCTGCTTTGTTTTCCAGTGTCCCGATTACGGCCAGCGCAGAGGCAGAATCTGCACAGTTGGCAAACAAGGGACGTTTCTTCAGTTCCTCAAACATTTGTTTATCGTTGTTTAATGGGTTATTATTCATTCTGTTCATAAAGAGTTTGTACACGTTGTCCGGACTTTCCACGTCCTGGCGTTCTGCTTCTTCCACGTCGTAGATTCCGTCCACGAATCCCATATCCTTTGCCTCCCTGGCCGTAAGCCAGTGGTCTTTACCGTCGAAGTAAGTCTTCTTTATTTCTTCGCGGTCTGTTCCGGTCTTCGAAGAATAGATGTCTGCCAGTGTCTCCTCCAGCTGCTCAATGTGTTCCATGGTCTGCTTCAGTTCCTCCTTGTTACCCCAGCATCCTCCCTGCACATTGTGAATCATCAGACGTGCGTACTGGCTCATGTACACCGGCTTTCCGCACATGGCAATCACGCTTGCAATGCTGGCGGCCACCCCGTCCACGTAAATGGTAATATCTGCCTTGCTTTCACGAAGCGCGTTGAAGATTGCGATTCCGGCATATACGCTTCCCCCAATGCTGTTGATGCGCACATCAATCTTACCGTACAATGATTCATAGTCGCGAAGCTCACGAACAATGTCCGCATCGGTCACGCCGTCCCACTTGTCGCCTATCTCCCCGTACAGAAGAATACACGCCACATCGGGCGAAGGTATCATATTGAAAAATCGTTTGTTCATTTTGCTTTTATTGCTGTTCTGGTGCAAAGTTGGGAAGAAAAAGAAGTCGTGTCAAGACGGATATTTTATGATGATATTTTAAAACGTCATCATGCGGTTTATAAAGGGTATGATAAAAACAGCGTGTTGTGAATGATGTATTTATGGACGAAATTTGCAAAACACAAAATAAGATATAAAAGACATGGCAGAATTGACAAACACGCAAAAGAAGGACTACGCGCGCATGCTTTACCTGAAAGAGAACCTTACCCAGCAGGAAATAGCGGAAAGAACGGGCGTTTCACGCCAGACGCTTTCCCGATGGATCAACTCGGAAAAATGGGAGGAGATGAAGATTGGCATGACGCTTACACGCGAACAGCAGATTTCCGCACTTCACCGACAGGTGGCCGAAATAAACAAGGCCATACAGAGCCGTGAAGATGGAAAGCGATATGCCACCCCGTCTGAAGCCGACACGCTGGGAAAACTCGCGGCCACCATCAAGAAGCTGGAAAGCGATGTGGGAATCAGTGACATTATCAGTGTGGGAATGCGGTTTTCCGACTGGCTTCGCCCGCAGGACCCGGATATGACAAAGACGTTTATCCGATTGTTTGACCAGTTTATCAAGGATAACCTATGAAACAGCAGGACAGAGAAGCACTCCGTATCTGGGAAGATTACAAGCAGGATTCTCTCCGGAAAGGAGTCGTAATAGTAAACAAGAGCCGGGCCGAAATAGAACGGCACAAGGCATGGCTCGAAAAGCGTCCGCTGGAGTGGATACGTTTCTTCTTCCCGGAGTTCTGCAAGTTCGACTTTGCCCCGTTCCAGATTAAGGCCATCATGCGCTGCATTGAACACGATGAATGGTTTGAGGTTCTTTCGTGGGCACGTTCGCTGGCCAAGAGTACCTGCGTGATGTTCATTGTCATGTTCCTGGTGCTTACGGGAAGAAAACGGAATGTCATCATGGCATCGGCCACGAAAGACAGTGCCGTCCGTCTGCTTGACCCATACCGGAAGCAGTTTGAACGGAACGGACTTATCAAGGCTTATTACGGCACACAGCTGAACCTTGGAAACTGGAGTGAAGAGGAATTCATCACAAAAGGAGGATGTGCGTTTCGTGCCGTAGGTGCAGGAAGTGCCCCGCGTGGCAGCCGTAACGAGGCCGACCGACCCGACGTGCTGCTGGTGGATGACTTCGATACGGACGAAGCATGCCGTAATCCTGACACGGTAAACAAGATGTGGGGATGGTGGGAAGAAGCATTGTACGGAACACGTGATACGGCCATACCCACACTGATAATCTTCTGCGGAAACATCATTGCACGCGACTGCTGCATCACACGTGCCGGAAAGCAGGCCGACCACTGGGACGTGATTAACATACGCGACAAGGAAGGACATTCCACCTGGCCGTCAAAGAACAGTGAGGAACAGATTGACCAGGTGCTGGCCAAAATCAGCACAAAGGCACAGCAGAAGGAGTATTTCAACAACCCGCTCACCGGAGGAAGCGTATTTACCAAGCTGGCTTTCGGAAAGGTTCCGCCTCTGCGCAAGTTCAAATTCCTCATGGCGTATGGCGACCCGGCTCCGGGCGAAAGCAAGAAAAAAGGTGCCTGCTTCAAGGCCGTATGGCTGCTTGGCAAACTTCAGGGCGTGCTTTATGTCATTAAAGGTTTTCTGGACCATACCACGAACGAAGAATTCATCAACTGGTTCTTCCTGTTGAATGAATACGTAGGCGGAAAGACCAACCTTTACTGCATGGTAGAGAACAACAAGCTTCAGGACCCGTTTTTCCAGCAGGTACTGAAACGCCACCTGGCACGAATCCGCAGAAAGAGGAACGAACAGCTTTCCATCAAGCCGGATGAAGACAAGAAGACCGACAAGGCTACCCGTATAGAAGCCGACCTGGAACCGCTGGACCGTGAAGGAATGTTGATATTCAATGAGGCTGAAAAAGACAATCCTCACATGAAAGAACTGATCAACCAGTTTGACCTCTTTGAAATGACGCTTCCTTATCCTGCCGACGGTCCCGACTGCATACAGGGAGGAAACCGGGCCATCGACCGCAAGAATGCATCCTTACAAAAAACAACAACCGTAAGCCGGACCACCATCCGGCAAAAAAACAAATACAGAACATGAGCCAGTTTATCAACCCGGAAGATTACGACGCATCCATACACCGTGAAATACTCGATGCGCTCATACGTGAAGACGAATCACTTCTTGAAGTATGCGAAGACCAGGCTATCGCCGAAATGCGCGGATACCTGTCTTCACGGTTTGACTGCGACAAGATTTTTGCAGCCACCGGTTCCGAACGACACCCGCTTGTACTGATGTACGCCAAAGACATCACGCTGTATCACGTATTCTGCATACACAATCCGCAGAAGATTTCCAAGATACGGATAGACCGTTACGAGCGAAGCCTGGAATGGCTGAAAGGCGTGTCAAAATTTGAGATAAGCGTGGAAGGACTGCCGGCACTCGACGAAGATTCCACTAAGTTAAATTCCGCATTCCAGATGCGAAGTTATCCACGAAGAAACACCCGATACTGATATGAGCAAGAAGAAAAGAATAACCATAGGCGGAAACATCAATCCGCAGGGAAGTCCGGCACGAACGGTCATCATTACCCAGCCGCAGCGTTTTTTCCTAGACATGCAGAAATACATGAGCGGCATACGCGGGGCCGAAAACGTAGACTTCACCAACCGCGTACGCCTGTACGACATGTACGAAGACATCCTGATTGACGGACACCTGAGCAGCGTGCGCGACAAGCGAATCGCTTCGGCACGAAACATCCGGATAGAGTTCCGCCGTAACGGGAAACCTGACGAGGAAATCAACGTGATGCTGCGTTCACCCTGGTTTTTCCATTTCATCGAAGACCTGGTAGACTCCGTATTCTGGGGATTCTCTCTTTTCCAGTTCTACCGCGACAAAAGCGGATGGATTAATTACGAACTGATACCAAGAAAGAACGTCGACCCCGTTCGAGGGCTTATCCTTCATCGTCAGGGCGAAATTACCGGAACTCCCTGGACAGACTTCCGCGATGTGCTTTTTGTGGGCAAGCCGCGTGCCTTGGGGAAGCTGGCCAACGCTGCACCCTACGTCATTTTCAAACGTAACGATATGGCCGACTGGGCACAGTTCTGCGAAATATTCGGAATGCCCATCCGCGAATATACCTACGATGCGGAAGATGAAGAGGCACGCCTGCTAATTCTTGACGACATGAACGAGCAGGGAGCAGCCGCATGCTTCATCCACCCGAAAGGCAGTGAGCTGAAGCTGCTGGAAAGTGCCGGTAAAAGCGGCTCGTCCGACCTGTACGACAAGCTGTATGAGCGGTGCAACAATGAGATAAGCAAGATATTCCTGGGCAATACGCTTACCACCGAAGCCTCCGAACGTGGCACCCAGTCGCTGGGAACCGTGCAGGAGAAAGGAGAAAAGAAAATCAATGAATCCGACCGCCAGCTTATCCTGAACGTGCTGAACTACGACATGACGGACATCTTCGAAAGCATGGGATACAACACACGCGGAGGAGAATTCGTGTACGTGGAACCGAAAGAGACAAACATCACGGTCATTGCCGACGTGATAACCAAGATGCGAAACGCAGGCACACCCGTATCCGACGACACGTTCTATGAGCTTACCGGAATACCCAAGCCTGAGAATTACGACCAGCTCAAAGCCGAACAGAAGGAAAAACGAAATGCCGCAGTACCTGATACGGACAACACGCCTGACGGCAAAACGGCACAAAGAAAAGAAGAGAGACGGAAGGATTTAAACGATTCTCAAACGGAAAGTAAAAACTATTTAACCCGATTCTACAACCACATCCGCCGTTTTTTCGTCCGCGCCCCGAAAAACGGGGCTTTAAGATGGTAATGAATGAGCTGTACGGACAGACTTGTTCCTGCTGTCATTCCGCCCATCCCAGGAATGAAGCATCCGTTTCTGCCTCATTCACTCCGGAACTGATGGCACGTCTGCTGGCCGACATCTTTGCCCGTAAGTTCAACGTGGAGGACGAAATCTATCCGGAACTCTACGAAGCCGCACGCGACACCTTCCGCCGTGCGCTGGAGGAAGGATACCCCATGGAAGAAACGGAGGATGCCGACAGGCTGTTTCACGAAGCGTTGAAGAACGATGCCGACGTGTTTGCCGCCTTCCGCACACACCGCATGCAGAACGACATCGCTTCGCAACTGCTCGATGAAGACGGCAGGCTGAAAGAGTTCCGGCGCTTCCAGGAAGATGCTGAGTCTGTCATCGGCACCTACAACAACCACTGGCTACGTACAGAATACGACACAGCCGTACTCCGTGCCCGCTATGCCGCCGACTGGAAACGTTTCTCACGTAATGCCGACATCCTGCCCAACCTGAAATGGATGCCCACTACGAGTGCTGATCCTGACGTATTCCATATGGAATACTGGCGAATCGGGCTGACGCTTCCCAAGACACACCCCTTCTGGAAAAGCCACCATCCGCACGACCGCTGGGGATGCAAGTGCGACCTGGAGGAGACGGACGACCCCGTCACGGGAACCATCCCCGAGGTGGACTACAGGCCTTCTCCCGGACTGGAAAACAACCCGGGGCTGGAGCCGGAACTGTTCAGCCATACCCATCCGTACTACGAAAAGGCGTATCCGGGGGCGGAGAAAGCGGTGGAAAGGCTGATGGCCGGAGAAGGCATACAAGACATCATCCGTCGTCTGGAGAACGGTTATCCAAAAGGAGATGCCGTAAGGATAGGACGGCTGGCAGATGACGTGAAGGAATTTGTCCGTAAAAAAGGAATAGAGCCGCTTACGGATGAAATTTACATGACCGACAAGCAGATACACCATTCACTGCGCAGCGTGAAGCAGAAGGCCGGAAAAGCGGTCACGGCAGAACAGCTTGCGGCCTTGCCCTCACTAATGAATGACTGTGAGGTGTACTGGGACGAAAAAGCCGGAAACATCCAGTTCATCACACGGCAGGACGGGAAGGTACAGAAGTTTGTGGTAAACCTGAACTATGCCGCAAAGATACAGGGGGAAAAGAAAACGGTGAATGCCTTTATTACGGCTGGAACAATAGAAGAAAGGAATCTGGGAATGAAGAACCTTATAAAAATAAAATAGCCCTTAACGGGAAGGATTCGAACCTCCGATATAAGGGCTTTCGCGCTTCCGCCTCCCGTGGCGGCATCGCTAAGGACTATCTTGTACTGCAAATATACGATTAATTCATTAAAAAACAATGCATAATGGATAATAATAAGACAACGACAAAAAAAGAGGAAAAGTTTAACGATTACGAAGGATTTGTTGAAAAGTTCAAACCCCAAAAAACAACAGATGACTGCTATACCCCTTCTTACATTTATGACGAAGTAATAGGATGGCTTACAGAGAATGGACATATAGATAACACTCAGAAAATAGTACGACCGTTCTGGCCTGGTGCAGATTATCAGGCAGCAGATTATCCGGACGGATGCGTGGTGGTAGACAATCCTCCATTCTCTATTATGGCCAGTATAAAAAGATGGTTTCAGGATAAAGGAATAAGATTCTTTCTGTTTGCTCCGCATCTCACACTGTTTGAAGCATATTCTCCTGAACATACATACATTGTTACCAATGCCAGTGTTATTTATCAAAACGGAGCAACAGTGTCAACTGATTTTGTCACTAACATACCTACATTTTCAGGATGTGGAATTATGTGCGCATCTTCTCTTAGGGAGCGTATAATTCAAGTTCAAAAGAAGGAAATGGGAAAGTTGAAAAAACCAAAATATGCTTATCCTGATAATGTGATTACCACGTCTGTTATCGCCTCATTACTGAAAGGAGGAAAAGACATTGTCATACCACATGCTGAACTTTCATACACAAGAAGGCTGGATGACCAGATTCACACAAAAAAAACAATATACGGTAGTGGATTCCTCTGCTCAAACAGGATAGCACAACTCATTAAAACCGAAAAAGAATACGCATACATTATAGACATAGAAAATAAAAAATCCGAATGTATTGAAAAGGAAAAACAAACTATTCGGTTTTCTCTTTCTGAACGTGAAAAAAAATTGATAGAATCTTTAAACGATGAAAACAACTGATCTGAAAAAAACGCTAAAACTGCTGGAGAAAGACTTGCAGAAAACCATCAGCGACACGCTTCCACGGAAAGCGGGAGTGCTGGCCGTAAACCATACACGCCAGAACTTCCGTGACGGAGGTTTCCGCGACGGAGGACTCCAGCCATGGAAGCCGACCCGACGCCAGCAGTCGGGAAGCAAGAAAGCTTCCGACCGTTACGGCCCTCTGCTTAGCGGACGAAAGAGACTTATGGGAGCCACCTACGATGTGCCGATGAAAGGAAAGGTCATTGTGCGGAATACCGTAGAATACGCCGCAATACACAATGAAGGAGGAACCGTCAGCACCCATCCACGAATCACGCCAAAGCTACGGAAAATGGCATGGGCACGGTATTTCAAGGCGGCAGGCATACGTCGTGGAACTTCCTCGAAAACCCGGAAGAAGAAAGACGCTTCGGCACCTCCTGAAGCCCGTATGTGGAAAGCCATTGCCCTTAGCAAGAAGTCAAGGCTCAACGTAACCGCACAAATACCACAGCGAAGGTTCCTCGGACAAAGCAAGGAACTGACCGAGAAGTTACAGGAAGAAGCCGAAAAGGAACTGCTCAAAGTAATGGAAACAAGGCTCGGAAGCCTGAAGTGATTTTAATTATTAACTATTAATTATTCATTGAATTACATGGAAACTTTATTCAACCAGATACAGCAGCTTGTGGCGGACAAGATTGAATGGCTCGACAGAAACGTAGACGAAGACTACGGACAGCTTGAAATGCTTTACCGCGACGACGAAGACTCCGACACCTATCCGCTCACCTTCCCTCTTGTGCTGATAGACATACCTGAAACCTCATGGACTACCATGGGAGGAGCTTTCGGTAAAGTGCAGTCGGGCACGGTAACCGTCAACGTGAAGCTGGCAATAGACTGTTACGACGATACGCATTTCACCAGCGGAACAGCCGACAAGGCTCAGGAACGTGCGGACAAGGTGCACGAGCTTCATTCACTGCTACAGGGATGGATGCCCATGCATTCATCTTCACCGCTCGACCGCAAGACCAGCCGCAGCCAGACGATGACCAGGGGAATAAAAGTGTATGAATTGAACTATGAGTGCCGCATGATAGACGACGCTACTCATTAGGAAACAGTGGAAGGCGGGAAAGGTGCCGTAGCTCGTGTTTCTTTCCCCTCTTCCTTTTTGGGGGCATGGGCGGCTTGTCTTCCATGTTCTTTCCCGACCGGTATTCGCGGTCCAGCTCCTGAAGAAATTCGTAATTCTGGTTCACGATGGTACGTATTCTTTCCTCGCTGATGAAAAACTCCTTGGTGGAAAGCTGATGGAAGGTGTCGTCAAAGCGCAGACGTCTTATCTCCGTCCAGTAGTAATACCTGCGGAGCAGCTCTTCATTTCTCAGCGTAATCAGTTCCGTATCCCTTCCTCGTGCCATTGTCTTGTGTAATTTTGATACACAAAAATACGAAAAAACGCACAAAAATCAGCATATTCATGCATCTTTTCACACTGTGTCGCGGCTTGCTCAACACATCCTCATTTTCCTGCCGTAGTTTTGCACTGTCATGACAAGCAAACCACATTATCAACCATTTAAAACAAAACTATTATGGCAATCAATTACAGTGTTGCTAAGATGCTCAATCCGCAGGACCGTGAAAGCGGAGAGTACAAGTATTATGCCAAGGCACAGGCTTCCGGCTCAGTAGGTATCAACGAACTGTCGGAAGAGATAGCGTATGCCACCACACTGACCGACGGTGACGTGCTGAACGTAATCCGTGCACTGGTGAAGCGTATTAACCTGCACATCGCAGCCGGACAAATCGTGAAGCTTGAAAACCTGGGAAGCTTTCAGGCTCAGCTTCGCAGCACGGGAACTCCCACGGAAGACACCTTCAGTTCTGCAATGATTAAGAAGGTGACTCTCCAGTTCCGACCTGGCATCGGACTGAAAGGACAGCTTAACATCGCAAATCTGAGCTTCCACAAGGTCAAGAGTTTGCAGGAAGATAAAGAAGAACCGCTTCCTTAACTACTACGTAGTAAACCCATAATTACTACTTAGTAACTGATTAACTACCCCGTAGTAAACGCATTGTTACTACGGGGTAGTTTGTTTCTCTGATATTTTTATTATCTTTACATTCAAACACAATCTTTATGCACGCTATTTATTTGACTGACCTTGCACTGCGATACTTTCCACGCTCTTCTGCCCGCAGTGCCGTTACCCAGCTTCGCCGCTGGATTAATCTCAACAAAGATTTACAAAAAAGACTGGACGAACTTCACTACAAGAAAGGACAGCGCACGCTTACGCCTTTGCAACATGAGGCAATATGTCATTATCTGGGAGAACCCTGATTCATGAATAATTAAAATGAAAATCCCCGGCATCCGTTTTGGCGGTGTCGGGGATTTTCATTTTAATTAATCAATCTTTTGTAAATTTCTTCTTTTTCTACAAGTTTCTCAAGTCTCTTCTGACACTCAGCACACTCAAGTTTCTTGCGCTCAAGTTTCTCGCGGAACTTAGCCAGCTCCTCATCGGATTCCTCGTCAAAAAACAGATTGTTCTGACGGTTGTACTCGATGTATTCATTCATCCTGCGTTCTGCTTTTGTTATCTGGGCTTTTGCAGATATCAGTTTAGATAGGCAAGAACTCACTTCAAGCGACTCTCCTGAACGCTTATCGTAGCAGTAAAAAGAAGTGTACACATCATTCCTAGGATACTTGCATTGCAGTCTGGCTACCCTCCATCTGATTACCCACATCCTTCTTTCATACACTTCACGAGGAAGGTCGTAGGTGTATAGGATGACAGATTGATGG